TTCGGCAAGATCAAGATGATGATGCAGCAGGGCAGGCTCGTCATCCCCCGCGAGCCCGAGTTGCTCCGCCAGCTCCGCGCCCTGGAGTTCGAGGCCATGGATTCGGGTACGGTGCGGATCGCGGTCCCTGCCCGCGCCGGCCATGATGACCTTGCGATGGCCCTTCTTCAGTCCATTTCCTGCATCCGTCCGTCCCTTCGGATGGACGGCGAGATCCCTGAGCGTCCGGGGCTGGAGCACTGCACGACAGGAGCGGGCCTGAAGGTTCCCCTCCAGGCCCGTCCCGTCGAGTGGCACATGTCGTCCTACATGGTCCCGTCAGGCCGCGAGCGCGGCACGGACGCGGCGTGGTAGCTACGCTGGGCGGCATGAAGGGCTGGACGCCTCGCGGCGATCTGATCGAGCTGACGAAATGGCAGGAAGACGCCGTGCGCCAGCTACTCGGCCCGCACCCCATCGCCATCGTGAACCGGGGGCGTCAGTTCGGCTGGTCCACGGTGCTGGAGACAGCGCACCGCTATGACCGGAGCGGCACCTTGCCGCCGCGAGATGAGCCGTCGCCCGTAAGCTGACATCGCCCGGTCACCAGTCGTCTAGCGGCCCAGGGCACCCAGCGCGGCGGGGATCGAGTCCCCAGCGGAGTGCGCGCGCGCTCCGGAACCCACGCCTTCACGGGCGCGGGAATGGCCCCCGTCTGGTAAACGCCGGTTCAAATCCGGCCGGTGACCAGGCACTTCCCTCTTGACGAGAGGGCTTGACGAGAGGGGAGGTGAGAAAAGTGGGCAACCTCCCTCCCCTTAATGCTGCTGTAACTGATCCGGTCACGGCGCGGTTCTGCACCGAGACGGGCCACTGCTGCCCGGCGTGCCCGGCCGACGTGCGCAACCTCGCGGCCACGGCCCACAATGCCCACGGCGCGGTCACTGCCGCGCTCAGCGAGATGGGCGACTGGGGCCGCGCGCGAGTCAAGCTGGATGATCTCAAGCGGGCGCTCGTCACATTCGAGCAGGCCAGCACCGCGCATTTCGACGCGATGGAAGCGTGGCGCCGCCCTTGACCGGCTGGATCTGCGACTGGTGCCGCAAGGGACGCTGCGAGCGCTGTGACGAGGACGGCTGCGCCTGCCCGGAGTGCGGGGACTACCTGCCGCTGCTGGATGATGACGACGACGAGGACGAGTAACGGTGCGCTGTCAGCCGGTCACGATAGGCTGATCACGTAAGGATCCCCGCGCCAGTACCACCTGACCGGGGATCGTGGACAACCTGTTTGGGCAGGCTGACATGGCCAACGGTACCTGTTCGGTCCCCGGATGCGGTCGCACCGGGCAGACACGCCACGGCATGTGCGATCCGCACTACCGGCGCTGGAAGCGCAACGGCGATCCCGGGCCGGCTGACATCAAGACTCCCGCAGGTTCCGGCCGGGCGTGCATCGTAGAGGGCTGCGGGCGGATCGAGCCCCTGCGCAACGACATGTGCCAGAAGCACTACCTGCGGGTGAAGGCGACCGGCGGCACGGACGATCCGGAGCCGGTCACTCACTGCCCGCAGGAGCACGAGTACACGCCTGCGAACACCCGCATCCATCGCGGCAAGCGGCACTGCATCGAGTGCAGCAGGATCGCGAAGCGTGAAGCCTACGCCCGGGACACCCCGGCGCCGTGTTCCGTTGATGGCTGCGAAACCCCGGCCCGTAAGCGCGGCTGGTGCGGGTTCCATTTCGACCGCTGGCAGCAGTTCGGTGACCCGCTGGCCGGTGAGGCCAAGCGGTCGTTTGCCAAGCTCTCGCCAGAGGACAAGGCCGCGAGCATGAAGGCTGCCGCGCGGAAGTACCACGAGACGCACCGGGAGCAAATCGCGGCCCGCAAGCGGCAGTGGCAGCAGGAGAACTGGGAAGCCGTACGCGCCGCGACGACGGCATGGCGGGAGCAGAACCGGGCGCGCTGGAACGCACTGGTGTACGAGTCGAGGCGCCGCCGGCTCGGGCGCATCGGCCCGGACCCAGAGCGCGTGGACCGCGAGGCGATCCTTGCCGAGTTCGGGATGGTCTGCCACATCTGCACGCGCGAGATCGCGGACAGGTCGGATCTTGAGTTCGACCACGTGATCCCGATCGCCCGGGGCGGCACCGAGACCTACGGCAACCTCCGGCCCTCGCACAAGCGCTGCAACCGCAGTAAGGGCGCCAAGCTGATGTCCGAACTCGGGGGTGGGCTGCGTGGGGATGCCCTTCACCGACGACCGGGACAAGATGCGGATCCCGCTGGCCCTCGGGCCGGGACCTGCGCGCGGATTGCCCCAGAACCCAGAGGGGGCCTGGCCGCCGCCCGTCTGGGATCCGATCCTGTGGGACATGAAGTGCTGGGCCGCATGGTGGGGCGGCGATTGTGACGCTTTGATGCGCACATACTACGCATTGGGCGGCGACTCGCCCATCGCCCGTAGTTACTTTGCGACTACCGGCGAGCCCGGCCTGCCGACACCGCGCCCTGGCCAGTATCGCGGTGGTTTGCTAGGGTCTGTCCGCCGCTGGTATCACGGGATCGCCACGCCGCCAGGGGAGAAAAGGAACAACATCCACCTGCCCCTGGCCGGTGACATCGCCTCATCCTCGGCGAGTCTCCTGTTCTCCCAGCCGCCGGCGCTCAAGCATGAGGCCGGCGGCCAGGACTACCTCACCGGGCTAGTCGACGACGGCACGCACGCCACGTTCCTCGAAGGCGCCGAGCACTGCGCGGCGATGGGCGGCGTGTACCTGCGCGTCACCTGGGACACCGACGTCAGTGATCACCCGTGGATCGACCTGGTTCCCGCCGACGCCGCCGTACCGGAGTTCCGTGGCAGCAAGCTCGTGGCGGTCACGTTCTGGACGGTCCTGCGCGATGAGGGCAAGACCGTCATCCGGCACCTGGAGAAGCACATTCCCGGCCGGAACGCGATCCTGCACGGCGTCTACGTCGGCGAGCAGGACAAGATCGGCACCCAGGTGCCGCTGGGCGACTTCTGGGAGACCGCGCCGTACGCGCAGATGACCACCGAGGGCAACGCCATCACGTTCCCCGACCAGCCCAAAGACGCCTCCACGGTCGTGTATGTGCCGAACATGCGGCCCAACCGGATCTGGCGTGACCTCGGCCCGCACACGGCCCCGTTCGGCCGCTCGGACTACAGCGGCCTGGAGACGGACCTGGACGGCCTGGACGAGGCGTACGGCTCATGGATGCGCGACATCCGCCTCGGCAAGGCCCGCCTCATCGTCCCCAGCAGCTACATCGACAACATCGGCCGGGGCAAGGGCGGCATCTTCGAGCCTGAGCGCGAAGTCTTCGTCCCCGTCGCCGCGATGGTGTCCGGCGAGGGGACGATGGGCCAGCAGATCATGGCCCAGCAGTTCGACATCCGCTGGCAGGCGCATCAGCAGACCGTCTCCTCGATGATGGAAATGATCATCCAGATGGCGGGGTACTCCGGGCAGACCCTCGGCATCCAGGGCGACGTGGCGCAGACCGCCACGGAAGTCGTGGCCCGGGAGCGCAAGTCCCTGACCACGCGCGGCAAGAAGATCACGTACTGGCGGCCTGCTCTCGCGGACATCCTCTACGGCCTGATGTCCATCGAGCAGTCCGTGTTCCACATGGACATCACCCCCGTGCGCCCGGACGTGGAGTTCCCGGACGTGGTGCAGCCGGATCAGCTGGAGCTCGCGCAGACGGTCTCGGCGTTGCGGGGCGCGGAAGCGGCGTCGGTGGAGACCGCGGTGGCGATGACGCACCCGGACTGGTCCCCGGAGAAGGTCGCGATGGAAGTGCAGCGGATCTACGACGAGGTGTCCCTGGACATGCTCAGCCGGGCGCGGATCTCCCTGTCCACGACGCCGGGCGAGGATCTCGGCCAGGAACTGGCGGAGATCCCCGGTGCCGTGGGGACCACGGATATCGCGTCGCAGGTCGTGCAGGACGCGGCGTCAACCGATCAGGACCAGGACACCACCGGGCAGTAGTCAGTCGTGCTCGGCCGCGCGGGCGATGCCGCCGAACACGGCGTCGTCGCGGAGTTGCCGGAACGTCTCCTGGCCGTCCGGTGACGCGGCCCATGCGTCCGACTCCTCTTTGCTGGCGTCGAAGTCGCCGTCCTTTACCCGGTCCACCATGGCGCGCAGCAGCGGCCGGGAGTTGCGCGGCGTGGCAGGCAGTTTTGCCAGTTCCAGCAGGTCAGCGGCTAGCTGCATCTCCGGGAATGCCAGCGGCGACATGTAGTCGTGGTAGTAGCCGTCGATCGCCCTGGTGA